AGACTCCATCCTCTTTTTCCATCGCTTGGTTTTAATAGATGATGAACTTGTATAGGGCCGTCGCAACTATAATATCCTGCTCTGGTAATAAAACATTTATGCTGAGCAACATATTTTAAATGTTCCTTGTTTTCGTATCTCTTAGAACGGCGGTTTGAATTTTTCTTCAAAGCTTAAATCTTCTCCTTTTGTATTTTGATCTACTTTATCTTTGAATTTGTGTTCACGCAACTTTGTACTGGTCCAAGTAGTTCCACTTGCTGATCTTTTATGCCAAGCCGCAAATTCGTAAGTTTTAAGATTTTCAAAATTTATATTAACAAGCCCTTTTAAATCAGGAAATCCATCTTTACTTTTCTCAAATTCAACATTCTTCAAAAGACCAGCAGAAAATACTAATTCAAACTTTTCTTCTCCAGTTGGATTAGTGAATTTTATTATTTTTGCGTATCTTTCTTTGCCGTTGATAAGCATTTTTCCAGATTGAATTACCTGACAATTAGACTCATTAAACATTGAGCCTTGACCTTCTAATAAAACAAATTTATTTTCCATTTTCTTTTCTCCTATTATTATATTGTTTGTTATATTTTGGTTGAAACATTTTAATTAATTTTTTTTCCCAAAAAGGAATTCTTTCCTTTTTTCCATGCAAAATCCTAAATTGATCAAATATCTTATCTTTATGCTGTTTAATTCTTCCATAAGGACAATCAGAAAGACCTATATAAACAATTTTGCTTTTGAAAAATAATATATAAACAGATTTTCTAAAATATTCATTAAACATAATATTTTTTTTATGTATTCTTTTTGGTTTATAATTTTTAAATTTTTTTTCCAACAATTCCAGACACTTGAGATGTTTCTTTTTTTCAAAATTTTTAATTGAAACAGTTGGTGTTCCATCAATTCCAATATCTATCGCAGTTCCAGTAGTTGATATATTTGTTGAGCCAATATTAATAGTATTGCCTACTAATTTAGAATTTATGATCATTTAATTGAATCCTATACTCATAACCTTTACTTGGCCTTCTTCTTCTTTTAAAAATTACCTCACCATACTTAAATAATTCATATCTTTCTCTGCAATAGTCTTTTCTCATATTTCTAACACTTGCTGAAACAGTTGGTGTTCCATAATATCTATTTAATTCAGCATATTTGGTTCCAAATTCTTTTTGATAAGTATTAAAAATTTTTTCCTGAATTTCATGTAACATTAGCCAATTTCCACGCTGGTAAGCTTTAAAAAGGACTAAGAAAACACAATCATCAAGAGTAAGCTTTTTTAAAGATTTATTTTTAAGATATCTTGGCAGATCCATTATAAAATTTAAGATCCTGAAAATAAATCAGTTACCGTTTGAAAACTCTTTTTCAAATCACCTTTACTGTTTTTCAAAGCAAGAGAAATGACTTCTTTATTTATATCATAAAGATTTTTACATTCTTGGGATTCTGGCTCACTTAAAAAAGTTCTTAAATCATTTAAGAAACTCTTTTCATTATCTGCAACTGTCAAAACAGTATCTTTTTCATTTCTAAGAACATACATATCTTTTAAATCAGGTGCTTTGGGTTTATTATTAATTGCATTTTGCACTTCAAAAGCACTTGCATATTCTCCACCACCTAAACCAAGATTAGCTAATGCACGACCAATAGCAGAAGTTTCACAATTTTCTATTGCAGAAGTTTGATTGACAAGATTTTTACCCCTAAATTCTTCAGCATATCCTCTAGCAACTTCTCTCCAGTCTCCATCAACAAAAACGATAATAATTGCTTGAACTAATACTCTTTCCAAATCGTTATGTAGTATATTAGTTTGGATATTTGCATTTAGACCAAATTCTCTGCGAAATAATTGTAATCTCTTATCTACTGTCGTATAGAATTTACCCTTAATATTTACTTTATCTGTATCTGCCAGTAAAGCAATTTCATTTATAACATCATTTAATTTCATTTTTAACTCCAAATTGATTTAGCAAATTCTATATCTTCCTTATTTGACCAAATCCATGAATCAAAATTCGGATAGAATAGTTTTGCTATTTCATATTTATCATTTGAAAAAGATAAAAGATTCATCACAGCAATAGCAACTTTTTCAACCACTATTAAATGCTCTTTGATATTTTCTATCTTCATCACCTTAATTTCTGTTTTTTTTGGACTAGCAAAAATATAATCTACTAAAGCTTCTGAATTTTCAGCAACAGCATATATACTTAATTGTCGTTTAACAGAATCAGGAACATTAGAAGGCATGCGACCAACGGTCTTAATATCCCTCAAAATTCCTTCATATTGCAAATCAATATAGCCAATAATTTCAATCGGAATTGATTCTAATTGCAAACTTATTTTTTTTTGATAATCTTTTGGCTTTCCTAATTGCTTATAAAAAGGAATAGCTACTTCTAGATATCGTGAAAGATTAGATTTTTCTTTATAGTATTTATCTTCATCTATTGTAATTTCTTTTTTCCAATGTTCGTATAATCCCTGCAATCTTTTTTCTGCCCTTTTAATTAATGTTTCATTTTTTAGATTTCTTTTATCAATTAGCATTTCTCCAATAATTTCATCAACTATAGATCCACGCCACATAGCTGGATTTCCAGTTCCTTTGTGTTTGAATAGATATCTGATTATAAACATACAAGGATCATTGATATATGTATTAAGTGATGAAGCTGACAAGTGATCTATGTCAAAGTTAGAGAATGGATTATTACTACTCATTTTTTTCTCCTTTTCAAATATTTCTAATAAATTTTAAAGACTAAATTAAGAATGTCAACCTTTATTGGAATAAATTTCCTTATATGGAATTGAAATTCACTCAAGTATTGCTATAATTCATATTTGGAAATATGAAATGAAACTTAAAGAATATCTCAGCAATAATAATTTTACACAACAACAATTTGTTGATTATGTTGAAAAGAAACAGAATATAAAAATACCTCAATCTACATTAGCTAAATGGGTGACTGGAATACGCATTCCAAGAAAGAAAGAAATGGAATTACTATTTTTTATTACAGAAGGTAATGTAGAGCCAAACGATTTCTTCAGCATTCCATCTTTCTTGATTTAGCCAAGTAGCTGGATTAGGAATCCATTGAATATCAATTTTATCTTTTACTGTAACAGCATACTCTTCAATTTTTATTAAAACTTTTTCAATTTCTGATTCTTTTATTTTATGGAAAGATTCAAAAGCTTTCTTTTTTCCTACTTTCTTAGGATAGATTTCATAAAATTTTTCAAAGGATGATCTATAAAAAATCTCTTTTTTAATATTATTTGTTTTAGTTTCTTCTTTTGTATTAACAGGGTTCTCAGCCCCCTCACTATCCCTTCTACGCCCCCTATGGGTTTTACCACCCATAGGCAATAACAAAGTATATTTATTAGATGTATATCCTCCATTTTCTTTTTTTCTTCTTTCTATTTTCAAATATCCTAATTTTTCAAATTCTTGAATAGTCCTTTGAACTCCCTTTGTATCTTTAAGACCTATTTTATTTGCAATATGTCTATGGGATGGATAACATTGATGATTTTCATCAGCATAGCTACCAAGTAAAAGTAGAATCAGTTTTTTTGTTGGAGTTAAATTATCAGTGTTCCATGCACTGTTCATCATTTCAATAGACATTTTTTTTTCGTGTAATTTTTAAATATATCAAAAAGATAAAATTAAATAAACCTTGTTTGGAATATTTTATGCTAAAATTTTCTTCTAACTATGTATGTATTATTTGATTTAATAACTTTTTATTTTGTAATTTTAGGAATGAGTATTTTATGTTCCCTAGTTTTTTTGATATTTAAAGATTTTCTTTAATTTGTTGATCTATATTTTTTTCAGATGTATAAGTTATGTTTAATCCTGCCAAAGTTGATAAACGCCTTCTTTCATCAATACCTTTTAATGTCAATTTATAATTGGCATTTCCATGAAGTTCTACATAACCTTCATTGATAAGATTTGTTAGCATAAAATCTGGAATTTCTTCTTTACACATTATTGATAATAAAGAACCTAATTTTTTTGATTGTTTCTTACTTAGAGCCATTAAATTTTTGTCCAATCTTTAGACTCAAAAAGTAAAGCTTCTGCTTCCCTTCTTCTTACCAATCCTTCCGAAGTTTTTCTTTCACCATCAACTGTAATCTTATTCCACATTTTCATAGCTGCTGGAACTCTCTCAAATTTTTTTTCATTTAAAACTCTAATGGCCGTGCTACTCTTTGCTCCATTTTGACCAATATTAAAACACCAGCAAACTAAAGCCGAAAATTGATTTTGATCTATATCAACCTTAACCATTTCATTTATATAATTTTCGTATGTTTTTAACTCCTTTGCTAATAATTCTTCAGCTTCTTCTAATGATATTTTCATATCATCTTTTACAGGAGTTCCATCTATTAAATGCAGAGATCCAAATCCAATTGTTGGTTTATTAGCAGAACACCTGTATGAAACCGCCATGGTTTTTCCATCTATAGTTTCAGTTGGACAGCCTTCAAATTTTTTTATTAGAGAAATACCCTCTTTTGATATTTGCATTTTAATAATCCCCCCAGATCTTATTTTTTGTTCCACCCCAATATTCAACAGCATGACCTTCTTCAATAAGCATTTTACAAATATCTTCATCATCTTTTGTGTATGGAATAGCTAAAATTCTTCCAAATTTTCCTCTACCTAAAGATTTAATCTTAAGTTTCTCACCACATAATTCAGTGAGTCTTTCTTTTGCTTGTAATCCAAGTTTTTTTTCTGCTAAATCTCTAGTTCTGGATTCAGGAGTATCTATCCCTGCCAACCTGCAGCGTTGTTTTTTCAGAAATACATTGAATCCCAAATCCAGTGTTACATCAATAGTATCACCATCCACAACTCTCTCTAAAATTGCATTATATATGAACGGTTCAACTTTAGATGTCATAAACTACTGTTT